TTCACGCTCTCGCAGACGATAGGAACCTTGGACTCCAGCGTGCCGAAGATCTCGGCAACCTCCATGCGGCGCGGCTCGCCGTCGTCGTTCACACCCCACTTCTGCCGATTGGCAACCGTGTGTGTCCACGCAACGCAGCGGCCGGACAGCTCGAACATGCGAGCAATGTCCTGCTGGATCTGGCGCACGTCGTTGGCCTGGTCGAACAGGTGGCGATAGCCCTCGGCCGTCTCCGCCGCCTCGATGTCTTCCGAGCGGTCTGGATGGTCCGGTTGAAAGTCGATGCCCGGCGGGTTTTGCGTCAGAACCGCGTCGATCGTGCGCCGGCGGGAGCGGAAGATGTTGTAGGCACCCATGTACTCGGAACACTCGACGCTGTTCCCGTCGCCGAGGTCCACATAGCCGCCCGCCACGCCGATCTGATAGACGCCGGTGCCGTAATTGGGGTAGATGTGCTGGACGCCGTCGTCGTAGAAGCGCAGAATGCGATCCGTCAAGACCTCGATGCGCCGGTCGTAGAGGTCACGCCCCTGAAAGTCCTTCACCAGCGCGCCCAGCGCGTCCCGAAGAAGCTCGGGGAGGTCGCGGTTGTTCACACCGTAGGACGGTGGAGCAGCGGGCTGCGGTTCCTGGACAACATGGGCGTTCCCTGTCTCGCTGGTGGCGTTTTCAGGCTGCGCGGGCATGATCGTGCTGGTGGCCATTAAGTGCCTCGATTGTCTGCTGTTAGTTTACTTCGCCCTGCATCAGACCCTGCACTTGCTGCAGCACCCGGAAGCCACTGTCCACTTCGTCCTGCCGGTCGAGAATCGCCTTGAACGCCCTCGCGAACAGGTTGCAGCACATCTTGTGGCCTTCGACGTTGACGCCCAGGCAGTACGGGCAGCGCATCACGGCAGTCTTCCCATTGCGCAGACGCCAGTACTCACGCTGCATGGCCTCCATCTTCTGAAGGGACGCAGCTCGTAGCTCCTCTTTTGTCCGGCGAGGAGCCTCCTCGATATTCACGGCGGTGTGGACTTTGGTGGGATCGATCATACCTGGTGCTTGATAAAGCGCTTGCCAAGGTTGCCGCGTGCGCGGATGTGCGGGTTCGAGGAGTGAGATTCCTTCTCAGCCTCCTGAAGTTTGCTCACGCCGTGTTCCTTCGCGGCTGCTGTCAGCGCGCCTGGATGCTTCACAGCGCCCTGAATCCACTTCTTCGGCTTGTACAGACCTCCGGCCATCACTTCCCCTTTCGGTACATTTTGCCCTTTTTTGTGGGCAAGTTCTCCGTCGGTGTCGACGCGAAATCATGAAGCTGCTGATGCGACATGCCGAGCAGAGATCGGTTCCGCTTGTAGAGCTTCCCCGGTTCATGCTCGGCAATCGCCATTACCTGCTGCTGCTTTTTGCTCACGCTTGGCATCGTTGCTCCATGCGAGAGGTTAGAAGCCGGTCAGAACGCGGTAGCTCACCTTGACGATCAGGCTGCCGCCGCCGGTGGTGAAGTTCTGCGTAGCCGCGGCGAGGTTCACAGCGGTGTTCAGAACCGCGCTCGACAGCGAAGACGCCAGCGCACCCTGTACCTTGACGATCTGGTTCGCAGTCGGAGAGGTCAGGAACGTTGCCGCGATGGTTGCCGTTGCCGGAGTGGTCACGCCCGAGCCGTAGCTGGCCTGGATGGCGCCGCCGGACGCAAACGCAGCGGTGAGATACGAGTTCTCGACCACCATGTCCACGACGTCGATCATGTTGCCCGCGCCCGGTGCAGGAATCAGCGCAGTGGGAGCGGAATAGAGAGTGAGCACTGCGGAATTGGGAACCAGAACCGTCACGGTCTGGAGAGGAACTCCCTGGCCACCGCGCAGGTCGAGAATCTGCACCGTGCCATTGCTGGGCAGAGTAGCAGCATTCACGATCGTTGTGGTGCCGCCGAGCGACGTCCAAGCCGGGTCCACGATGACCGTGCCGCCGCCCTGGGTGTTGGCGTAGTTGATGGCCTCCTGCAGGCCGAACGTGCCCGAGCGCACCTGGTCGCCGTTTCCATGCACATAGGTGAAGGTCGCGGTGACGCTGGAAGTGCCATAGGCCAGCGGGGTGGAGGCGGAAACAGCGGACGGGGTTACCGTCTCACTGGCGGCGCCGATGCCCACGAGGATGGGCGCGTTGGTTGCGAGCGGCGTGATAATCGTGCCGTCTGCGAGGTTGGTCGAGCCAAAGGCGAGCGTAAGGGCAGCCGAGCCGGTCGCGTTCGGGCCGTTGATGACGCCGAGCGACGAGCAGCTCTTGTTGATGCCGTACGCAAAATCTGCTGCGTTGTACTGTCCAGAAAACCGCGAGAGTGACATTTTTACCTTCTCCTGTTCCTACCGAGTTGGTCCTACACTGTGCCGCCAGAGCGGCTTAGCCCATCATACCGCCGAAGGCGTGACCGCGATCCTCGCCCTCTTCTTCTTCGCCGTCCTTGCCGTACTCGCCCTCGTTACCCTCTTCGTCGATGAACTTGCCCAGAGACTCCTTCATCTCTTCGAGGTTCTCGTGGTCGTGGGTTCCGTCGTGCTCGCCACTTTCGTGGATGCCGTGCGAGTGGCCCATCATGCCGTCGTGGTGGACAACGTGGTGCTTGTCTCCGCCGGTGATGTGGTGCCCGATGTGGGCCAGCATGTGCAGGTGGTCGGGGTGGGTTTCGTGGGTGCCGTCGTGCATGTGCGTTTCAAAATGCCCGTCGGGGTGCTCTTCGATGGTGTGAACCTTGGTGCCGTCTTCGTTCTCACCGTGGACCATAATTGCGGAGTTCTTCAGGGGATCGGTCTTACCGGGGATCGTTCCCAGACGGCTAAGCCCTTTCCGTTCCATCATCTTGTCCATCGTTCTCCTTCTATCCAGCGGCCTTATCCTGCTCCGCTTGAATTCTCGCGTTTTCGCGATCTACCAGCCGGCGGATTTCCGATGCCGACAATGGACGCTTGGGAACATTCTGCTGCGCCTCCGGGTTTCCAGTCAACTGCTGTGTTGCCTTCTGCTTCTGGCGCAACAGTTCGTCGCGCTCGCTCTCGGCCGTCGCAAGATGGCCCTGCAGAAGCGCATGTTCCTCCCGAAGCCGGTGGCACTCCACGCGCCACGCTTCGTTACGCTGACGTAGGTTAAAGTCGTCCAGCATCAGCATCAAAGCGGCCACGGAAAGAACCAGAATCGTTATCTCGCCCATGAGCTGCGTCTCCCCTGAGTTCCGCGTTTATCTTGCACTTCCAACTTTCGCATTGCAATAGCTTTCACCGTCATGTCCGCGTCGCCCATGTCGTCCCACTTCTCTTTCGCCTGCACAGCCAGAGGCACCCCGGTCTTCGGATTGATCATCGACTTGCACAGGTAGCGAACCATGTCACACACGTCGTCGGCCTTCGTTGGCTGCTTCAGCACATCCTCCGCGCGCCCCGAATGCTTGGTGTCAGTGATGGCCATCGGAATAGCGTCGATGACATCTGTGCAATGCCCCGAGATGAACAGCAGCGGCGTGTGAACCGAGTACCCTCCACCGTTGTCGTCGAAGTCGTCTTCCAGCCGCGTGGGGTTCATCTTGCCGTCCAGCACGTCGCCGGTCTTCTTCATCATCGCGTACAGGAAGCGCCAGCCGCCGATGCGCCCATTCGCTGCCTGCTCAGGCTGAGGCCACGTCACGTGAAGCGGGTGGCCCTTGTCCTCGATCTGCTCAACGACGCTGCACTCTTTGGCGATTTCATCCGCGGTCGAATGGCCTTTCGAGTTCTTCTCCCATGCGTCCACACTGAGGAAATAGCGGCTTAGGGTCTTGGCCTCTTCAAGCGTCGTCTCTTTGCGCGCGATGCGCACGAACGCTCCGGCGTCAATGCCCTGCATCACCTGGTCGCGGTAGATCACAACCACGGGAACAGACTCGGAAATCTCGACGCCGAACACGCGCTTGAACAGATCCGGGCTCACCTTGCCGCTGGTGGCCCACCCCATGGCCGCGTGGTGAACCAGACCGTCGTCATGGGCAACCCAGCGATTCCACCACGGCTGTATCAGCGCGTCCTCCTGCTCAGCCGTCAGAATCAGCTTGGATTCGTCCCACACGCCAGCGAAGTACTGGCCGGCGAACTGCTCGAAGCTGCCGAGCAGGTGACCGGCGCGCAGACTCGGCGGCATGGCGTCCAGCTTGCGGCCCTCGGACGTGCGATTGATGAACATGTGGAAGCGGCAGCACTTGAAGTCCGGCCCGATGCCGTGCTCATCGTCGCACATATCCTGCATCGCATAGAACTCTGCGGGTGTCAGTCCAAGTGGCTCAAACCAAACGTGGTTATCCCAACCGAACACGTGGATGAACTTGTAGTCTTGTGCGCGCTCTTTGTTGAAGTATTTCTGCTGGTAGAAGATGCGACGCAGGAACTCAGTGCCGATGCCGCCAGGGTTGAAGAACAGGGCGGTCTTGCAGTCGTTGATCGGCGCGCCGGGCCAGCGGTTGCAGCTCTTGATGATCGTCAATTCTCTTTCGCTGAACTGCTCGGCCTGGTCGACGAAAATGTCGTAGAACTCGACGCCCCAGAACTTGCGATCGACTTCCTGCTGGTTCTCGGCGTAGGCGAAGATGATCTTCGAGCCATTGGGGAGGACAATCTCTTTATCCCCAACACGATACCAGTCGCGGAGAAGAGGGAACTCCTCGAAGTACTTGTCGATGTGGTTGCGCTTTACCTCGTCGTAGACGCGGCGGATGATCGCGCCATTCGTTCCGGGAAGGCGCAAGCGGCGCTCAAGCATCAGGCGGCGTAGGCCACCTGACTTACCACCGGCTCGGGCACCGCCAAACGCCAGCCATGTGGAAGCGTCTATCCCCGTCTGGAACAGGAGCTTCCCGAGTTCAAGCTGCTTCGGCTGGAGAACAATCGGGATTTCTTGAACCGCCATTACGAGACGTGAGCGCTGACCGTAAGCGCTCCTCCGGCCGCATAGGAATCGAGCTGCGCCCAATAGAAGGCGAAGCCGCTCGTGTCCGTCATGCCAGCGTGCTGTGTGGTGATGCTGGTGCCGATCTGAACCCCGGCCACCGGCGTGGTCGTCGGGTACTGGTTACTGCCCCAGATGCTCACGCTCGCCGTGGGCGCGCTGGCAAAGTCGACGCTGAACTGAATCGCCCGGCGTCCCACAGGCCCCGCATCCGCTGGAGCAATCACAACCGACACGGCCGGCGCCGCCAGCGTCTCCGCGTTGAACAACGCGACTGTCGAACCGGGAATCACGCTGATGCCCTTATTCGAGTTGTACTGGTTGAAAACAGGCATGTTACTTCTCCTCATCCAGAATCGACTTCGTTACGAACGCGATCTGCACCGCGCCCTCGCCATCCCCTCCAGTATGCGCCACGCGGTCGCCGTACTTCTTCGGGTTACGCTTCGAAAGCAGCCACTTCTTCGTGTCAACCCTCAGCCGCTGCATGGCAACCCAGCCGGAATCTACCCCGAACTTCGTCCGCTCTGGCTCTTCCGCCACCAGATCCTCCAGCGCATCGCAGTCGGTGTCTGTACGAATATCCATCGCCTGAGCGTATCGTTTCGCAAACGCCTCATCTGTTTGCACATGGCGGATGATTGCGGCTGCGGAAATGTCGTTGTTGGCAGCAGTTACGCGGAGGGTGAATCCGTGTTCGATCCCCTGCAGTACGCTGTTTTCGAGTTCGGGTGTCCAGTTAATTTTCCAGACTGCCATCATGCGCTCCGGAGTTCGCGGTGGAGGTACTCAACTGCGCCCGCCTTGAGTTGGCGATAGGCCGCCTGGAGTTCGGCTGGGCTGTGAGTTGAGTGCGCTGCCGCGCGTTGCAGGAAGTTGAGGTCCGCGCTGTTCAGGCTGGATGTAGACGCGCCAGCTCGTGAGTCCGCCTGGCAGGCAGACGTGGACGATGGTGCGGACACGGATTGGGTTTCGGGTTTGCACGGCGCGGCCATTGGAGTGGAGTTTAGCACATGGGCTCTTGCTTTCGTGGGTCGCGTTTGCAGTATGCGAAATAGGGTAGCACACGGGCATATAAAGATTTCGGCGCGGAGGGATGTCTGGAGGAGATGCTGGTCAACCACGCGCTACCCATCCGCGCTTGAACTTGCTGCTGCCAACTTTGGGGCGGAATAAGAGACTTGAACTCTTGTGTCAGGTTCCACAGACCTGCGCCTAAACCCCTCGGCCAATCCCGCCATAACCTCGTTTCA